GCGGCTTCCCAGAGTTCTTCCCATTCCAGACCCTCTGCATTTACACCTACGGCGCACTCATAGAGGATTGGATTCATTTGAATTATCCGAACGATTGGAAGGAAATACATCCTAACTATCAACTGTAGAACAAGTGGAGCACTTTGAAACACTCTAACTTTGTCTTTAGTCAATTTGGTAGGTTCATCCTTCAAGCATGACTTCCAAATCATGTAACATATTTCGCCCTCACGCAAAATGGCGACAATCTTTTCGAATTCTTCCCACACCTCGGGAATAAAGGTGCGGGGTCTACCTATTTCCGGATAATCTTCAGCATTCAATTCCACTAGTAGTGGATGCTTAGAACCGGACAGCGGAAAACCAGGAGAAGATGAGAAGTTCATCGGGTCAATAAATCTGACGCCAATTATCCCACTAACAGTGGCAACTCTCGACAACGGCTTTGCTGTGAAAAGTTCTGGTATCTTCTGCTTTAGGCCAGTGGTTAGATCTTTCATTGACCTGACTGCAGTTGATAGAACACTTCCAATTGGTAGACTTGGGACGGCTGCGTGAACTAGTGTAGCTTGATAAGGATATCTTCCCTTACCCTTCATCTTTGGAGGACCCCACTTCTGAGGAACTCCAAACACCTTTTCCACACTGTCAGACATTAAAGTCGGACTTACGTTGCTTCGAGGTGTAGCCTTTCCACTAGTTTTCCCATATACATCAATACATGCTCCCTCAGTTAAGTAATTGACTGCACTCTTTGGATGAATTTCTTCACCTTCAAGGATACTCTTCCCAAATGTTTCCACGGGGAAAGTTCCCATATTAGGGTCCAATTTTCCATTAGAGGCAGAAAGAACAACTCCATCAACTGAGGATAACTCGGTAATTGCGTAATTCACTTGATCTAATGTCAAAGTGCCACAACCACCAATCTTTCCCTTACCACCAAGGTGAAACCCTAAGATGGTAGATCCTTTCATATCACTGATAACAGGAGACATACACATTCCAGCTTGTGTGTTACAGGGTAATTCGTAATAACTTCCCATGAACACCTTCTTAGTGTGTGCAACTCGACTGGTACCTCTGAAAAGAGTAGGAATAGTCTGTATTGATGCGCCCATAATCTCTCGCGTAACGACCTTTGCTGCCGTTTTCCGTAACGTACTTCCTGTAGGCAAAAACTTTCGGAAATCCTTCATCGACCCTCCACTAGTTAGAAAACAAAGTGAAAAATCAGTTGTTGGAATATCAATCCTAAAAGCTTTGGAAATCTTGTCACGGAAAACCTTACCAACTTGTCCTTCAATGGCCTTGTAACATCTTACTCCAACATCCCGGTCACCATGCTCGTCCAAAAAGTGAGTAGGTACCAATAGAAAATTGGAAGTTACGTAAAATCCCAAAGTCGTCTTATTCGCATCCGAAACAACACCAATTAAATTCGTTCGCATAGAAGCGGCCAAATCATTGCTGGTGGTAGTTCTAGATGGAACAGACATAGGAAGAGGCACAGTTTTTGCAGTTAACCACGGATTTTCCGTGTCATTGCGTTCTTGTACCTCCTCAATATTTTCAGGATCCAAACCAGTTTGCGTTTCAAGTTGATTGTATCTCGATCGCATAGTTGCAAGGATTATTCCTATGGCTCCCAACCCAATTATGGCATACTTAAATTGCCACTGTTGGGTATACGTACGTACAACATCCTTCAATTCCAAAATCCTATTCCGAACCATATTTCTGTACGTCTGTATTGTTGCACAAGTAAACCAATACATGCCAAATGAACATACCCCTAGCCATAACAGACTAAAATAGGGGAAACTCCACATAGCAGCTAGCATCATAGCAACAAAGAAACCATTTCCAGCAACCAATGAGCGTTTTATATCTTCTCTCCAAAAGAAAAGACCAAACTTCAAAACCTTAGGATGGCAAATCCAACTTTCAGGCATGAAATCAAATCTCTCCCACCACTGACAAACTTGGTCAGTAGCTATCGTGGAAGAAGTAAGGGCATGCTCGTACCCTCTCTGGAGTTCTTCCGCACGTCTATGGAAGAACCCTCGTGCCTTTCCTGAATAATATTCCCACTCGCCGGCGTGGGGATCAAGAGTCGGTTTAGAACTATCACCACAATACGGGACTTTTGTACAAGCACCCATACCAGGTTCTCGTTCCATGGTAGGACTAGAAAATCTTCGCTTGAACTTTGGACTTTTGCGGGGTTTGCTCTTAGCAATCTCCCTACAATAAGGTATATCCGTTCTAGCTTTTGGACTACATTTCTCTTCACATTTAGGACAAGACACTTTTTCCAACACCGTTGCACAATCACAATACAACATTCCACATTTCTCACATTTAGTGGGAATAGATTCCTGATTAGCCAAATATTGACCTTCTTCAGTAAAATGTTGTTTGGATGCTATCTGCAACCACCTCAAATACTCTTTAACAGAGACTCTCTTCAGCTTCTTACCTTCAAATTCGACAGGTTTCATAGCAGAGAGGTTGACGTTTCTCTTGTTTTGAGCAGTGTACGTACGCACAGTCAAATACCAAGCATCGGGACATGATGTTTGACCGTACAGAGCTTCAATCTTCTTCTTGTTAAGAATTCCATTCTCACAACACTCAGGTTTAGGCTCCACTTTTACGTGGTACATACGTCGAAGAACTGATTCAGGTTCATTGGAATATTTCGCTGCATTAAGATGCTCAACATTAGTCGAAACAACACAAAAATAAGGATTCAGAGAAACCTTTCCTTTCAAAAACACATCCGCCATTGGCGCTAAGTATTTAATGT